GTCCCCAAGTACCGGCAGTCTTGCCGCCAGCTCTATGTAAAAATAAAAAACGTTTAGTGTCAAGAGCATAGAATAATGCTCCACTACAAATTATCTTGTTCATACTAGTAATTAGCCGTCTAGTTTAATTGACCAGTCACCTTTGGCATATTCACCGTCTACACTTAGTAGCCATTGATCGCCGTCCCAGTAGTATTGTATACCTGTATTAAGATTTGTAGTATATAAAGTAGTAATTACTTCGTCGTTGTATATAAGTTTATCAGCACTTGCATCAAATACTATTTGCCATGCAGTGCCATCCCATTCAATAATATCATTGGAGCTTGCAACAAAGTCTGTTCCGTTTGTATTTTTCCAAGCATCAGCACCATCTTGTACATTTTGTTGTTGCCAGTAATTTGTATCAGTTGGCAATATTCCTATTTTTGCAGGATATTGAGTATTATATGTATTTCTAGTATATTTGTAATGATATCCTCTATAATAAACAATATTGTTTAATTTATATAATTTTTCAGCATTAAAATCTTCATAATTCTGATTGCCAATGCTACCTAATAATAACAGTCTTAGTCCTGCTACTTTAGCAGTAGTTGGGTCATAACGTAAAGGATCAATAATATAGTCTACACTAGAGTGTTGATTTGCATTACGTGCAGGACCTTGTACAGTGCTGTTACTAGGCAATGTATCTTTATCAAAGTCAATTGTAAGTTTAGTTTCGTCTAATGGATTAATAGTAATACGTCCTGCAAGCATTCCATTTATATCGGGCTTTCTAAAGTATGCAATACTTAACCCTGCTCTATAAGATCCTAATAATGCATCAAAATGGTCTCCCCATTTTATATTACTAGGCAATCCGTTTTTAAGAATTTGTGCTTGACCATTTAAAATTAATACTCTATGTTGTGTGTAACTTTTTACTACTTCTTTAGCATGTCTAGTTTTTTGTTTTCTAGGTTCAAGTAGTCCATCAGGATCTAGCCATTCGTATTTGCCTGTTTCTTCATTAAGAACATACCCTGCATTAGGATCTTTTCCTGTATCAACAACATTAGTAGTGTTATCTAATGTATCTTGTACAACAGTCTCAGTCATTCCGCCCATACTAAACAAATTAGTACCTTGTAACATCTGTTCAAAATCAACATATCCGTCACCATCAAAGATACTTGTAACAATATTTGTAATAACGCCTAAACGTTTTACTTTTGCTGGAGGACTAATATAAATTGGAGTACTAAATGTCATTGATCCAACATCTATTTCACTGTCAACACCTGTTGGTATTGAACGACTACTAAAGTTAACACTATCAAGCATAATAGTTGTTAAACTAGTCCAGTCTAAATAGTTGTCAGTTGTTTGTATATCTAAACTTGGATTAAAGAGCATTAATATTTGCTCCATAATTTGTAATTTCATATCTGTGTTTGTTGACCATAGATCAACATTTACAGTTAGCCTATATGGTGTTGGCATTAAACGTTCTACAGTATATTGTTTACCTGCTTGATCAGTATAGTCGCCTGCACCATCTTTTGCACGTTCTCTAATATGTCTTTTGTTTACATAACTAGAATCACTAGTACGATCTCTATCTAGTTCTAGTCCTGTAATATAAACAGCCATACGTGGCGCACTAGGTATTTTATTTTCTGAATTGTCTCTTAATATTGAGCCTACTTGTCTAGTAAGATCTCCGTACAATACAGGTACTTGCCTTTCAGTACCATCACCTGTTTGGTAGCTAAAGTTACTGAACAGACGCATCATCTGTACAAGATACTTTCTTATTTGTCCGTCATAAAAATGTTCAGCCATTAGTTATCTGCCTTAGGTTTTAATACTTGTGAAAGAGCTTGACGTTGTTGCGTTCTTTCATTGTAAAGTGTTATTGTGTGCAGTCCTGCATTTTTAATAGCAGTAGCACTTGGTAAAGTTAATTTTACAAGTTGTGTACTGCCGTCTTGACTTGTATATGGCTTTAGTATTCCAGGATAGTTAGTAGCACTATTCATTGGATAGTCTACAACTGCATAACTAACCATTTCGTTGCCATCTCTATTGTCGCTAGTATATTCTATTTTTATATATTTTGCTGACATATCAGCAATGTCTGTTAGCAACTCAGTTTGTCCAACTGTTAATTGCATAAAGTCTGTTGCTATTGGAGTATCGTATAGATAAGTGTCTACATCATTAATAAACGATCCTCTTAGTGTATCTTTGGTTCCATTATTCATTGGAGCTCTCTTAACATCGTGTACTTTTATCCAACGATTTTTTTCGTATCTAAATAACCTTTGAGGTAAAAAGTCTGTTCGCATAAAATAGTCACCGTCTACAGAGTTAACTGGAAAACTTATACCACTACCAAATTGACTTCCGTTAGGTGCAAATTCGTCACCTATTAACAGTCCATCATATCCGTGTCCTCTAGGTGTTGCTTTGTCAGTTATTGTACTGCCATCATCAGCAACCTGTTCTACTGCGGCTCTACCTGTATCTTCATCTACTGCAAGTGTATATAATGCTGTATCTGTATCATACCCGCTTTTAGGAGTATTAGTATTTGCTTCTGCAACTACAGCATTGTTAACATTCATTTCTGCTTCGAATGTTGATAATACATCACGTAATGTACCATCTTCTGGATAGTCTTCACTTGCTGGTAAGTCAAGTATATCTTTGTACTCTTGACTGTCTACTATTTGTTTTAATTTAAGTCTATATAAGTGTGGATACCAAGTTGGTGAAAAGCCTTCTGCGGCTCTATTAATATCTTCAATAACATAAAAACGCTTTAGTGCTACACTAAAATCATTCATTGCATATTCATCTTTTAAATGAGGAAGTTCTATAACATCGCCGGGCATAAGTTTACGCCCAACTGTTTGTACTGACGTATTAATATGTACAGTCATAAACAATGTATCATTACTTAAGAACAAACCAAATTGGCTTAGATCAAAGTCAATGTCCTGTACATTGTAAATACCTCTGATAGTGTAGATGTCTTTATCATACTTTCTATCTCTATTTTCTAAAAACAACATATCTTGAATCTGTGTATGATCCTTTTCTGTTGTTCCGTCATTCGTACCGATATACTTATGGACAAACAGGTCTGTCCCTCCAATATCGAACATTTCATTTATCTGGCGGTCTAAGAATTGAAAGTCTTTTCCGCGTTCTGGTTTATATAAACTTAACTTTGGCATATACATATTTATCGTAACGATAGTAACTACGATAAATACTATGACGGAGAAACTATAATGGCAGTTAACCAAACACAAAAACAAGCAATATTTGACTATGTAAACGCCTTTCTGGGCGGCGGTATGGTTGATGTAGAACTGGATCCAATCCACTACGAAACTGCTTTATCTAAAGCACTTAGTAAATTTAGACAAAGGTCTGATAATTCAGTTGAAGAATCTTACTTGTTTATGCCCACAGTAGTTGATCAAAACGAATATGTACTACCAAATGAAGTAGTTGAAGTACGTAAACTGTTTCGCAGAAGCATTGGTTCAAGACCTGCTACATCTGCATCAGGTGGTCCTATCTTTACTACATCACATGTTGCTACAGTTTCAAAAAATCAAACATTTGCTACAAACTATAATTTAAATTCTATTGCAACTGTTGTTGTAAAAGTAAATGGCGAAGCAACTACTGACTATGCAATTGATTACGTAACTAGAACAATAACTTTTAACTCTGCACTAGCAGTTGGTGCTGTTGTTGGAATAGAATTATATGAATCAGGAGAAGCAGGCGGCGGATCATTGTTTGAACCGTTTAACTTAGCATACACAAATGCATACCTATTATCAAGTTCAAACATGGGCGGACTAGCAACATACGATATGTTTAGTCAGTACCAAGAATTAGTAGGCAGAATGTTTGGTTCGTTTATAGAATTTAAATGGAATACTACAAGTAAAAAATTAACATTACTACAACGTCCAAGAGCCGAAGAAGAAATATTAATTTACGCATACAACCATAGACCAGATAGTGAACTACTTAGTGACTATCTTGCCAATCAATGGATCAAAGATTATACACTAGCAAGTTGCAAATACATGCTAGGCGAAGCACGTAGTAAATTTGCTACAATCGCAGGACCACAAGGCGGTTCAGCACTTAACGGTGATGCATTAAAAGCAGAGGCCGCGGCTGAAATGGAAAAACTTGAAATAGATGTAATTAACCAAGTTGCTGGTGGCGTAGGTTACGGATTCACAATAGGCTAAAAACCCCCCAAGTTAACGCTAACGATTTTGGTTCCTTGTAAATACAATATGTAACAAGGAGAAGTCATGTGTTCACCATTTGTGCGTAAAGAGGCTAACCGTCTTAACTGGTTAATTAAAGGAAAACTTATTGATAGATCCTGGAGCGATCAAGAAGTTGAAAGAACCTACGATTCATATTTTAAAAGACTTTGGGGCAATAACGAAAGAGCACAATACGGCGCTACAGGTTTTGAAGCCGCATATAAAGCTCGTGAAGCTGAAATATTATCAGAAGAAATGAAGTCAGTTGCCAATTTAGGTTACGATTAAGGTTGACAAGCACTAATATAGAGTATATACTTTAAAGATACTTAAAGGAGTTTATATTAGTGTTACCTAAATTACTAGTTGTTGGGCATGGTCGTCACGGCAAAGATACTGTATGTGAAATGTTAGAAGCATACGGATATACATTTCAATCATCAAGTAAATTTTGTTCAGAACTTTTTATCTATAATGATTTGAAAGATCAGTACGGATACGCTGACGAAGAAGAGTGCTATGCAGATAGGCATAACCATCGTACTGAATGGTATGATATGATACACAACTATTGTAGCAAAGACTTGGCTCGTTTAGGGCGTAACTTATTTGATCAACATGATATCTACTGTGGACTGCGTAACAAGCGTGAATTCTTTGCAATGCAAAATGAACAAATATTTGACCACGCTATTTGGGTAGATAGAACAGATCATTTGCCTTTAGAAAATTATAAGTCTATGAGTATTGAGCAATGGATGTGTGACTACACTATTGATAATAATGGCACACTAGATAGGCTACAAAAAAATGTTGATGTGCTTATTAAAACAATATTTAAAAATCGGGGACTAAGTCACCCTGCTTCCACACAACTCCCTCTTTTTGCAGAATTCTCTGACAGTTAGCACATATTGTTTTTAAGTTTTGTGGACGGCAGTTTTCTAAATTTCCGTCTATATGAAACACATTAAATTGTTCTGAGTGTTTAGATTTATAATTACACTTCTCACAACTACTCTTTTTTTCATAACCTCTTTGTTTCCACTTAGGTATTCCGTGGCCTGCTCCATTACGTAAGCAACGCTCACACAATGATCTATAGTAAGTTCTATCATCTTTTTTATAGTTTATAGCCGCAGGACGCCGTCCGCATTTGCATAAAGGTCTCATACTGTATTTACCTCACCTTTTCGGTACCTTTTTTTAGGGTATATTACAGGTGAATTATACTTAAACTGCTAAATAACTATAACAAAGACTCATTCATTATTAATAGGAGAAATATAATGGCACTAACATCACCAGGAGTACAGGTTAGCGTAGTAGACGAAAGTTTTTACACACCCGCTGAACCAGGTACAGTACCAATGATATTCGTTGCCACCGCCGCAAATAAAACAAATGGCGCTGGTACGGGTATTGCTCCAGGATCACTGAAAGCAAACGCAGGTAAGCCTTACTTACTAACATCACAGCGTGACCTTACAGAGACATTTGGAGACCCAGTATTTTATACTGATACAAATAACAATCCAATACATGCAGGCGAACTTAACGAATATGGTTTGCAAGCGGCTTACTCATTATTAGGTGTAAGCAACAGAGCATTTATTGTAAGAGCAGATGTTGACTTAGGCGCTTTACAAGCAACAGCAGATGCCCCAAGCGGTGCACCAGCAGATGGCGCACTTTGGACAGATACTGCATCAACAGCATTTGGTATTTTTGAATGGAATGGTGCGGCAGCATCGACAACAGGCGGACAGAGCTTTGCAGTTAAAACTCCTATTGTAATAACAGACGCAACAAAAACAAGCGGCTCAACTCCATATACACCAAAAGGTTCAGTAGGCGCAATAGGCGACTATGCTATAACTGCTGGCTTATCAACAATTTACAGAGTATGGTACAAAAACACTTCAGGTAACTGGGTACAAGTTGGTTCATCTACATGGACAGGAACTACACCAAGTGCAACTGGATCAGTTGTTGTAACAGGCGCTACAACATTATTAGATTCCGATACTTTAGTACTTGATATAGGTGGTTCTAACTATACACTAACAGCGGCGACCAGCGGTGGATCAGCTACTTCATTAGATGATATAGTTTCAAACAGTAACACAGTACTTTCAGGTACAGGTGTTAGTGTAGCAAACCTTAACAGTCAATTAGTAATTTACAATGATGGTTCAGTAGACACACAAATTACTCTTGCAGAAGGTGCTGGTACTCCAGGACTTGCAGAGAAATTAGGCTTTACAGTTGGAAACTTTGATATTCCAGCATTAGCAATTGATCCACATACAAGTGTTCCACAATGGAAGTCAACAGGCTCAGGTCAAGTTGCTCGTCCAAGTGGAAGTGTATGGCTAAAAACTACAGAACCAAACAGTGGTGCAAGATGGAGAGTAAAATCTTACAATGCAGACACAGCACTTTGGGACTTAGTAGACGCACCAATATACGCTTCAAATCAAAGTGCATTATATGCATTAGATAAAGCAGGCGGCGGCGCTAACTTAGCAAAAGACGCATTGTACGTACAATCTAACTTTACAGAAGCATCAAGCAAATTAGGTGATTTTGTATTATTTAAAAGAGCGGCGGCAGGTGCAACTACAATTAAAACTGCAGAAATAGCAACTCAACTTTCAGCAACTGGCTATACATTTAAAATAGCAGAAAGTGTTGTAGGTAGTGCGGCATTAGCAACAGCAATAGAAGTAGCATTTACTGCAACAGGTGCAAGTACTGACGCAGACGAAATGGCAGACGGTATTAACAGCGCAGGCTTTACTAATATTGTTGCTTCAGTAGACTCAACTAACAAAGTTGTAATTGAACACAAATTAGGTGGCGACTTTAGACTTGACAATGGTTCAGGTACAAGCCCACTTACATTAGTAGGTTTAACTAACGCGGCAACTAACGTATATGACGCTCCAACAGGTGATTCAACTAATGAACTAGTTGCTTCAAACTGGATGCCAGTAACATCAAGTGCTTCACAAGTGTACGTAGCATCAGCTAACGCACCAACAAGCACAACAGCAGATGGTACATTATGGTACAGCAGTGTTATTGACGAAGTTGACATGATGGTACACAATGGTACAACATGGGTTGGTTATAAAACATTATACAGTTCAAGTAACGGTACAACAGTATCAGCAACACAACCAAGTACTCCAGCAGATCAGGATCTTTGGGTTGACACATCAGACTTAGAAAACTATCCAACAATTTACCGTTGGAACAATGGTGCTCAAGAATGGCAGTTAGTTGACAAATCAGATCAAACTACTGAAGATGGTGTATTGTTTGCAGATGCACGTTATGGTACAACAGGCGGAACAACAACAGTTGCTCCAACAGGTACTATTACAGACTTATTAACAAGTGACTACTTAGACCCAGATGCTCCAGATCCAGCACTTTACCCACGTGGTATGCTACTTTGGAACACACGCAGAAGCGGCTTTAACGTTAAGAAATTTGTACGTAACGCAATTGATGTTACTGCTGATAACGCAAGAGCAGGTGATGCATCAATGGCAAGTTACTATCCACACAGATGGCAAACAGAGTCAGCTAACCAAGAAGATGGTTCAGGTAGCTTTGGACGTAAAGCACAGCGTAAAGTTGTTGTACAACAGTTACAGGCTACAATGAATAGTAACGATGACATTAGAGATGACGAATCAAGAATCTTTAACTTGATGGCAACTCCAGGTTATCCAGAGCTAATTGGTGAAATGGTTTCACTAAACTTTGATAGAGGATTAAGTGCATTCATCGTAGGTGATTCACCAGCAAGATTAACATCAGACGCTACTTCATTAAATGAATGGGGTCAGAACGTTGCATTAGCAGTTGAAGATAACGATGACGGACTTGTAAGCAGAGATGAATACTTAGGTGTATTTTATCCATGGGGCTTTACAAGTGACAACGCAGGTAACAATGTAGTTGTTCCACCAAGTCACATGATGCTAAGAACTATTGCGCTAAGTGACCAAGTTAGCTATCCATGGTTTGCACCAGCAGGTACAAGACGTGGCGGCATTACAAATGCTACAGCAACAGGGTTTATTGATAACGAAGGCGAATTTAATTCAATAGCATTAAACGAAGGACAACGTGATACACTTTATGCAGTAAGCGTTAACCCAATTACATTCATTAACGGCGCAGGCTTAGTTGCATATGGTCAAAAGACTCGTGCAAGAGGCGCAAGCTCATTAGATAGAATTAACGTAGCACGTTTGGTAATTTACTTACGTGGACAGTTAAACAAATTAGCTAAACCATATATCTTTGAACCAAATGATAAGATCACACGTGATCAGATCAAACAGTCCGCAGAGAGCTTATGTTTAGAGTTAGTTGGTGCAAGAGCATTATATGACTTCTTAGTTGTATGTGACGAAAGCAACAACACTCCAGCTAGAATTGATCGTAACGAGCTTTACTTAGATATAGCGATAGAACCAGTCAAAGCAGTAGAGTTTGTTTACATTCCACTACGTTTGAAAAATACTGGTGAGATAGCAGGCTTGTAAAGATGATAAATATATATAACAAATTAGGAGCAAAGTAAATGGCTATTTCATCATTATCAAAAATCACAGTTCCATTAGCTTCGGATGCAAGTAACTCTACCCAAGGGTTACTTATGCCAAAACTCCAGTATCGCTTTAGAGTGTCACTGGAAAACTTTGGTGTAAGTGCAGGCGAAGTTACTGAACTAACAAAACAGGTTCAGGATGTTACTAGACCAAACGTAAGCTTCGAGACAATGACTGTTGACGTATATAACTCAAGAGTTTATCTTGCAGGTAAACATACCTGGGAAGCTATTACACTTACTTTAAGAGACGATGCTACTGGTGCTGTACAAAAACTAGTTGGTGAACAACTACAAAGACAGTTCGATTTTATGGAACAGTCAAGTGCGGCAAGCGGAATTGATTATAAGTTTGTAACTAGAATCGAAATTCTAGACGGTGGTAACGGTAACTACGCACCAGAAACATTAGAAACTTTTGAACTATACGGTTGTTACTTAGAAAGTGCAAATTACAATTCATTAGCATACAGTGCTAACGAACCAGTAACAGTTGCATTAACAGTTAAGTACGACAATGCTATCCAAACATCAGGCGCAAGCGGTGGTGGAGTAGGTACTGCTATTGGAAGATCAGTAGCGGCTATAGCAAGTACAACTGGCGCAAGCTAAGTTACTTAATAGTACAACAAATTAGGATTAGGGGCTTCATTGCCCCTTTTTCATTTTATACGCAGTTAATAACATTGGATAAATATTAGTATGGCGAACATATTCAATGGATTCTTAGATAACTTAGTAAACGGCGCACTTAGTCCAAAGGGCGACATGGCCGACTATTCACATGCGGCACGTTTATTCACAGACGACAACTTTCGTTTAGCTCCCAAACAAAAGTTTCTATATCATGTAACACTTAATTTAAATGACAACGTAGTAAACAAAGTATTACCAGGTTGGGTTGGCAGACATACTAATGAAGTTAATATGCTTGTTAAAAGTGTAACTATGCCTAGTTATGATATAACAACTGAAGTTAAGAACAAATACAATCGTAAAAAGAATGTACAAACACGTATAGATTATTCACCTGTAAATATTGTATTCCACGATGATAACAATAGCATAACAACACAGTTATGGACAGCATACTATAACTATATGTTTAGAGACGGTACATATGGTAGCAGAGATGGCGCAGGAGCACCAAATCAAAGTGCAAGACCATATAGTAGATTTAATACGTACAAAGGTAGTACACAGAACGGTGACCGCTTTGGTTTAGATAACAATCAATACGAACCGTTTTTTACAAGTATACAAATATCACAGTTAGCAAGACATCAATATCTTACGCTAACATTAGTAAACCCAATTATTGAAAAATGGTCACACGATACACTTGATAATTCAGCAGGTGCAGACCCTGTGCAGAATACAATGACAGTAGCATACGAAACTGTATTTTATGCAGACGGTGCTGTTGTAGAAGGATCAACACCTAAAGGGTTTGCAACAGAACATTATGATTCAACACCTAGTCCAATTGCCGCAGGTAGTGGCGGAAGCCTATTTGGTAGCTCGGGTGTACTAGCAGGCGGTGTTAGTGTGCTAGGAGATTTAGCAGGCGGTAAAGCAGACTTAGGTACATTACTTACAGCGGCACGTACAGTTAAAAACGCTAAGAAACTTACTAAAGAAGGTTTGCGTAACGAAGCATATCAAGTTGCAGGACAAACTATTAGAACAGCAACAGGAACTAACGTAAGTGGACTTGCTAATACTAGTTTTCCAAAATCCGGTGGCAATGGTACACAAACAACTGAAGCAAAAGCAATTACAACTGTTAAGCAAAACAAACAAATAGATACAGCAGAATTACAAACAGCACTAGCCAATAATGCAGAACTAAAAGACTTAGTTGCAGAAAGAGCTGTTGCAATTGGTGCAGTAAGTACACTAGCAGGGTATAATATAGGTAATGCCGCAGGACTTGGAGCGTACGATAACCTTACTATAAACGAAAAAACAATAGTTAAAACAGAAGTTGATCAATTACTATCTAATGAAGATCCCAAGATGTTATCCATTACCAACTCCATAGTCACTAAATACAGAGAGTCACAAACAGGCAGTAGTACTATTGCCGCACAAAAGAATCCATTAGGAAACGTATAATATGGCAAACAATTTACCAGCAGTTCCAGCACAAGATAGCGGTGCAGAAGTTAAAGAATTTTTCAATCAATACTTAACAGAAAAAACTTCTTATCCGGCAAATGATGTTGACGCAGTAATAGGCTTTTTTGAAAATAGAGGTTTCGAAAAATCAAGTGCTATTGCAGTAGGTACAGCAATCTTAAATCAAGCAAAAGTAGATGACATAAATGTGTTTGAACTTATTGATACACTAAAAGGTATTAACTCAACACAGATGAGTGATATCATTGCTAACGTACTAAACTACAGTAGAGAAAAAACAAGCACACTTGGATTTAAAGTAACTTCAAATTACGAAAAAATTGAAAAGCGAAACATCATATACTAAAATGCCATGGGAAGATTTGCACAGGGAAAATATAGTCTCAAAAATCCTGAGAAGTATATAGGTACAAAGACACCAACTTATAGAAGTAGTTGGGAGTTTACGTTTATGCGATTTTGCGACGAACACCCAAGTGTTGCTAAATGGGCAAGTGAAGCAATTAAAATTCCATATAAGAATCCATTAACCGGAAAGCATACAATATATGTTCCGGACTTCTTTATTGCATACGCAGACCGTAAAGGAAAGCAACGTGTAGAACTAATAGAAGTAAAGCCAGAGAATCAAGCAGTAAAAGAAAAACTAGGCCGTAGTAAACATAACCAGGCTTCTTGGGTAGTTAACCAAGCAAAATGGGAAGCCGCAAGGGCATACTGTAAACAAAAAGGTATATTCTTTAGAGTCATAACAGAAAAAGATATATTCCACAACGGTAAAAGACGATAAATAATAGTAGCATATAATGGTATAGGACACATGACCAAAAAACTAGAAGATTTACTCAACATGCCTGATTCAAAAGAAATTATACAACAGGCAGAGAAACAAGAAAAAGCACAAACAAAACACGAAGTAGCTCATGAAGATAGCTTTCGTGATATAGCAGAGTTTGATAAAATTACAAGCGCATTACCAGCTGTTAAAGGCTTAGGTGATAAAGCAGATAGTGAGTTAAATGAAATAGCAGATAAAGCACTTGAAGCATATGACGATTTAATGAATCTTGGTATGAATGTAGAAAGCCGTTACAGTGGTAGAGTATTTGAAGTTGCAGGCGGCCTGCTTAAAACAGGACTAGATGCAAAAGTAGCAAAACTTAATAATAAGTTAAAAATGGTTGAACTACAACTTAGAAAAGAAAAGCAAGATAAAGACGGTGGCATTAGTGAAGACGGTATGATTGCTGGAGAAGGCTATGTTGTAACAGATCGCAATAGCCTCTTAGAAAAGCTCAAAGGACTCGATAAGGATAAATAACTTATATAGGATGGATAATATGGAAACACGATTTCAAGAATTGCTAAACGAGTCTAAAAAGACTTATGCATTTAAAATAGGTATTGCAGGTGTTTTGCCTGAAGGTTGCGAAGAAAGCATCAAAACATGCTTACAAAAGTATGATGTTGCTAGTATAAGCAAAGGTAAAAAGACACCTATTACAGAACGTCCATTAGATTTTCCACAGTTGGAAAACATGGAAGTTACTTACTTTGAAGTCGAACTTAACTATCCTTCCACACAACAAGTTTTACAAGAGTATATTGGACAGTGCTGTAGCATAGACCAAGCACATATTATTGTAAGAAATCCATTAGAGATGCAAGAGAAATATCAGGAAATGCCTGAGGACAATGTATATCAAACAAAGTTAACAACAGAAGACATGGGCGGCGAAAGCGCACAAGACTCAGTTGGTGAAAACAGAGTAATGGAATTATTGAAAGAACTTGAAAAAGTAAAAACAGAACGTGAGCACGATCCAAGTGCGGCGGTATCGGAGACAAACTAATGAATATGAAAAAGTTAATAGAGTCGATTGATGTTGCACAGGAAGGCTTACCAATGCCTATGCCTAGTACAGCACCTGAGATGGACAAAGGTAACCCAGTAACAATGAATGTATCAATGAATGCAAGCGGCAAAGAACATGTTGCAGATTTAATTGATATGATGAAAAACGCAGGCATGGAAGGCGCAAAGGAAGTTGGCGCTGACATTATGCCAATGCGTAGAGATATGGAAAGACTACGTGATATAGTTAAAGGTCCAGACATGGAAAAAGACATGGATGATCTTAAACCAGGCATGCAAGATGAGCCATGTGATAATTGCGGTAAGCAACATGTTGGTGCAAGTAGTTGTAATGATGACATCGAAATGGATGACGAAGCAGTTGCAGACGAAGCATATGCTAACGAGCCAGATGAAAAATACAGTGCAATAGACGATGTAATTAATTCAGGCGATGATTTACATAAGTCTAAAGCGGCATATCCTGCAACACAGGGTGGCGACAATCCAATGGCGTTACAAGACGAAATTAAAGAAAAATTAGCGGCTAGACTTAAAGAGTTAATGGCTGGCGATGTAGAAGAAGCAGGCGACCACGATCATGAAGAAGGCGAAGAACATGATTGTCCAGAATGCGGCGCTCCAGGCAAAACGAAGTTAATGGCTTGTAGCTCTTGCGGCTGTAGTTAAAATACACAAAATTCAATAGGGCTTCCGGGCCCTATTTTTTTGAGTAAATACAGTATGAGCAAGAGTTTAGACGGTGTCCTTACTAAAAAGGCCAATCAAAAAGAATCATTTAGCGAAGCACAAATTGCTGACTTGTTAGCATGTACAGATACTGACACAGGGTATATGTACTTTGCCAAGAAGTTTGCTTTTATACAACATCCTGTACAAGGTAAGTTGTTGTTTGATCCTTATGAGTATCAAACACGTTTGATGCATTCATATCACAGTTATCGTTTTAATATAAACATGATGCCTAGACAAACAGGTAAAACTACTTGTGCGGCAATATACCTTGCATGGTATGCAATGTTTGTACCTGATCAAACTATACTAATTGCGGCACACAAATACACAGGTGCTCAAGAGATTATGGCACGTATACGTTACATATATGAAACGTGTGAAGATCACATACGTGCAGGTGTTACATCATATAACAAAGGCTCAATTGAATTTGAAAACGGCAGTAGAATTGTATCACAAACAACTACTGGAAACACTGGACGTGGTATGTCCATATCATTACTATACTGTGACGAGTTTGCATTTGTGCAACCTAACATCGCAGAAGAGTTTTGGACATCAATATCACCTACACTAGCAACAGGTGGTCGTGCTATTATTACTAGCACACCTAACAGTGATGAAGATACGTTTGCTACTATTTGGAAACAAGCAGAAGAGAAGTTTGACGCACACGGTAATGAAACTGAACTAGGGTCAAACGGATTTCATAGTTTTGTTGCAGAGTGGCAGGAGCATCCAGATAGAGATGAAGAATGGAAAGAAGCAGAAATTGGACGCATAGGCGAAGAAAAGTTTAGACGTGAATACGGCTGTGAATTCTTAGTCTTTGATGAAACACTTATTAACAGTATTAAGTTAGCCGCAATGGATGGTAAAAATCCTATATTAAATATGGGTCAAACTCGTTGGTATAAAAAGCCAAGCAGTGAGTTTACATATGCAGTTGCATTAGATCCGTCAATGGGAACAGGTGGCGATAATGCCGCAATTGAAGTATTTGAATTACCTAGTTATGAACAAGTAGCAGAGTGGCAACATAACCAAACAGGCATTCCAGGACAAGTTAGAGTATTAAGTGATATATGTAATTACATTGCTACTGAATCTAAGTCCGATACTAATGTATATTGGAGTGTAGAAAACAATGGTATAGGTGAAGCCGCACTAATTGTTATAAATGACTTTGGTGAAGAAAATATACCCGGACTATTTGTAAGTGAACCTATACGCAAAGGACATGTACGTAAGTTCCGTAAAGGATTTAATACTACACACGGTACAAAAATTACTGCATGTAGTAGACTTAAAACTATGATAGAAAACGATAAAATGTCTATAATAAGTAAACCTTTATTATCAGAACTAAAAGGTTTTGTTGCAACAGGCTCAAGTTTCCAAGCAAAGTCAGGAATGACAGATGATTTAGTAAGTGCTACATTACTTGCTATTAGAATGATGGCAGTACTAAAAGACTGGGATCCAAGAGTGTATAATACATTCAATCAAGCCGAACAAGATGAAGATTATGAGCCACCAATGCCTATCTTCATTAGCAGTAACTATTGATAAATACATTTATGCAGAATTTAGACACAACAGCAGAAGAACTATTTAATAAGATACGTGGACGCTTTCCAAGTATTACTATAGGTGATGCTGAAGGTAACGTAACTAACGAACCTAAACTAGGTAGATACTTTGATTTTGACTTTGTAAATGAAGGTCGTCCAATTGGTAAAGTTAGTGTAAGTCTAGATGAAAAGAATGTGGCAGTAGTATACGGTGGCGACTTAGTTGCTACTGAATCAGATATAGCAAAAAAAGGCTGGTACGATTTCTTAAAAGAACTACGCATGTTTGCAAGAAAACGAACACTAGAATTTGACACAAGAGACATAACAAAATCTAATTTAGATCAAAGAGATTACAAATTTTTGGCAAAGAATCGTGACGGGGATAACGGAATGAACGAATCAAAATTATATGGCACATCAAGACAGTCTTTTCAAGACTTTGATGGAGCACGTTTAATGATCAAACATACAGAAGGTGTTGATCAAGAAGCAAGCGCAGGACGCACAAGAAAAATTGGTGCAATATATGTTGAAAGCTCAGAAGGTGAAAGATTTAAATATCCTTTCAAACACCTTACTGGTGCAAGAGCAATGGCAAGACACGTATCAGAAGGCGGAGTACCGCATGATGATTTTGGTAAGCATATTGTAAGTATGTCAGAAGAAATGAACAAACTACGTAAGTTTAAATCTTATATGGGACGTTCAGCAGTAATGGCAGAAAGCCTAGCAGAGTATGTAGATGTTGTTAAACAACGTGTAGGTACAATTAAGAAAACATTAGAATCATTACAAAAGCCATCATACTATAAAGAAACATTTGAAGCATTTGAAACCCCCGTACTTGAAGATGTTCCTACTGATGTTGCTGAAAATTGGATTGATCAACTTACTATTAAACAGTTCAATGAAGAGCTTGCAGATGTATTCCCCTACATTTACAAATTAGTAAGCGAAGCAAACAAAGCAGAAGAAATAACTGCTGAAGATTTATTAGGTGAAAAGAAAAGTTCACCAGCAGGCGGTCCAGCATGTTGGGATGGTAAAAAGATTGGTAACCCTAAAACTAAAATGAAGGGTGGCAAAAGAGTTAATAACTGTGTACCAGAAGGCGCAGAAGATCGCGCTCGTTATGATGCAGATGAAACTCCACGTGGTGAGAAGAAGAAAAAAGTTAGTCTTAAAAAAGCACCATGGGACAAAGATGACGAAGTAAAAACAAAAGAAGAAATTGAACTAGAGCAAGGCTTTGAAGAAATGATGGGTCAGTTTGCTGAAGGTGATATGAAGTGGAAGCAAACTAGTATGTCACCAGAAGAAGCTGTAGCAAAGTACGGCAAAGACAATGTAAAAGTTAAAAAAGGCGGACTTAACAACGGCGACGATATGGTATCAGTACATGTTGCAGATGAAAGTTTTGACCCGCAAGCAGAGCCAAGCAAAGCAGATGCAATGGCAGACGAATTTATGTCAGCATATGAAAAAGGTGGCGAAGAAGCACTAGCAAAAGCAATGGGCATGAGCGATCAAGAGCTTGACCAAGAAATTACCGAATACGGTATGGAACACGGCTTACATGCTGACGACGATAGAGATGATATTATCCAAGGCGTGATTGAACAAATAGTCGATAATATGGACGAAGGCAATGCATACTCAGCCGCTGTAGCAAAAGCCAAAATGAATGGCAAGAAAAAGGGCGATGAAATTGATGGCCCAGACGGCGAAAAGATTAAGTTAGAAAAAGAAGAACAAAAGACACCATTAGGCGAGTTCATACTATCTTACTACGATAAAGAAGAAGGTGCATTTCCAAAAGGCGAAACAGCAGTACTAACAATGGTAGAAAAAGATTACGGTGAACAGTATATCAATCCAGCAAAAGCATTTATTGAAAGTGTATATGAAATGACGGAAAGATACAAACAGGCAGAAGATACGAATCCAGAAATGGATAGAATGAAAGAATTAGCCGGTCTAAGATAGATTGGTTATAAGTTTTTCAGGTTTTTCTTTAAAAAAGACTTGACAAGGTAAGTAGTAGAGTGTATTATATATACTGTGCTACAAACAAATAGGCACAAAAGCACATAGGCATAACAATCATATAGGAGGCACAACTATGGCATCATTAGCAGAAATCCGAGCAAAGCTCAAAGAGCAAGAAGCAAACGCTTCAGGTAACCGTAGCTCAGGCGGCGGTGACAACAGCATTTACCCATTTTGGAATATTAAAGAAGGCGAGTCGGCAACGATGAGATTCTTGCCAGATGGCGATGCAGATAACACTTTCTTTTGGAAAGAAAGACTCGTTATTAAACTTCCATTCGCAGGCATTAAAGGTGAAACAGATTCACGCCCTACACAAGTACAAATTCCATGTATGGAAATGTATGGTGAGACATGTAACATTCTTAACGAAGTGCGTGGTTGGTTTAAAGATCCAAGTTTAGAAGACATGGGTCGTAAGTATTGGAAAAAGCGTTCGTACATTTTCCAAGGCTTTGTAACGGATAACCCACTAACGGACGATAACACACCTGAGAATCCAATTCGTAGGTTTATTATTGGTCCACAAATCTTCCAGATCATTAAGCAGGCGCTTATGGATCCAGACATGGAAGAATTGCCAACAGACTATACTGCAGGCGTAGACTTTCGTCTAAACAAAACATCCAAAGGTGGATACGCAGACTACAGCACAAGTAATTGGGCACGTAGAGATCGTCCATTAGACGATGCACAAATGAATGCAGTTAATACAAACGGTCTGTTTAATTTGTCAGACTTCCTGCCTAAAAAGCCAGGAGAGATTGAACTTAAAGTAATGCAAGAAATGTTTGAAGCGTCAGTAGACGGTGAAGCATTTGATGCAGATCGTTGGGGACAATACTTCCGACCAGCAGGTATGCAACAGCGTACAGGTGATCCATTAAAGGCATCTGCACCAGCGGCAACAACACCTGCTCCGACACCAGCACCAGCGGCACCTGCTCCAGTAGCAGAAGCGGCTCCTGCGGCAACTCCAGCACCAACTGCTGAAGCGGCACCAGCAGATGGTGGTAATGCTCAAGACATTCTAGCAATGATCAGAGCACGTCAAAGTTAATAATAATTTAATATGGGTTACAAGTGTAATGCTTGTAACTCATAAATTAACGGCTTTTAAAAACAGGAGATACCATGGCGAATAAAGCGTTTGATCCTACTAAGTTTAGGACACAACTAACTAAATCCATTTCAGGAATGAGTGCAGGGTTCAATGACCCGACTGATTGGATTAGTACAGGAAATTATGCACTCAACTATCTTATCTCAGGAGACTTTCATAAAGGTGTTCCGCTAGGTAAGGTATCTGTTTTTGCAGGAGAATCAGGTGCAGGTAAATCATATATCTGTGCAGGTAACATTGTAAAAGCGGCACAAGACCAAGGCATCTTTGTAGTCTTAATTGATTCAGAGAATGCACTTGACGAAGCGTGGCTACAAGCATTAGATGTAGACACAGCAGATGACAAACTACTAAAACTTAATATGTCAATGATTGATGATGTTGCTAAAACAGTATCAACATTTATGATTGACTATAAAGCAATGGACGAAGAAGAACGTCCTAAAGTATTATTTGTTATTGACTCACTAGGTATGCTATTAACACCAACAGATGTTGATCAGTTTCAAAAGGGTGACATGAAAGGTGACATGGGTCGTAAGCCTAAAGCACTAACATCACTTGTACGTAATACTGTTAACATGATTGGTTCACATAACGTAGGCTTAGTGTGTACTAACCATACATATGCATCACAAGATATGTTTGATCCAGATGACAAGATATCAGGCGGTCAAGGCTTTATCTATGCATCTTCAATTGTTGTAGCAATGAAAAAACTAAAACTAAAAGAAGATGAAGATGGTAACAAGATCAGTCAAGTTATGGGTATTCGTGCAGGCTGTAAGGTAATGAAAACTAGATATGCAAAACCTTTCGAGGCAGTGCAAGTTAAAATTCCTTATGAAACAGGCATGAATCCATATAGCGGACTATTGGAGTTATTTGAAGCAAAAGGTGTCATTGAAAAACAAGGTAACAGACTAAAGTATGTTTCCAGCGATGGCAAAGAAATCTTAGAATATCGTAAGAAATGGATCGGCGAAAACCTCGATACTGTTATGTCAGATTATCTAATAAAAGAAGCGACTTTGGTAAATACCTCGGACGACGAATCTATTATAGATGAAGTAGAATTAGACGACATACAAACAATCGAGGAGTAGAGTATGGAAGAAGAGCAAATCGTAGATACATGGAATATGTTTAAGGAGTATCTTGATAAAAAACATATTGAGATTGCGGCAGAACGCTTTGTAGACTTGATGGCCGATATGGGCACAGGTGACGATGTGTTTACTAATGCACTAGGAAGTGATAGTGCATTGGATACTGCAATAAACTATTATCTAGACATTGACGATGAAGATGTTCTTGACGAAGAGACGGATTGGGATTAAATTATGGGTTGGTATAGCGAAGTATCTAGAGACATTAACAAGATACCTAATGCAGTTACATTCTATGAAAGTGAACTAATTGACGCAAAGAAAGAAGTTAAATTAGTTGGCAGTGTAGAAAAAGCATCAGCGGCTATGCCAGGCATAGTGGAACACAGGTTCAATCAATTACAAGAGATTGAAGCAATCCTAAACTATCTAAACATTGAGCTACGCAGGTTGCGTAGTTCATACTTTAAAAAATACTTAGAAAATTATCAACGAGCTCTGTCTAGTCGTGACGTAGAAAAATACGTTGACGGCGAGGCAGACGTTGTTGATTATGAAAAAATTATTAACGAGTTTGCACTAATGCGTAATAAGTGGTTAGGTGTCTTAAAAGGACTTGATCAAAAGCAATGGCAAATAACAAACGTAGTTAAACTACGTGTAGCAGGTATGGAAGATGCTACGCTATGACACAATACTACAGTCAAATAGAACAAGACAAATATTATATTGAAAATATATCACGTGGTAAACGTGAAGGATTCTATTTAGATATTGGTGCTAATGATGGAGTATTTACAAGTAATACTGCTACATTAGACTACTCCTTTGGCTGGAAAGGTATTTGTATAGAAGCAAATCCACATTTAATACCGCAACTACAAAACAACAGACAGCATAGTACAGTAGTACATTGTGCTGTTTTTAATACTAACGGTGAAGTTACTTTTGAAATTCCTTTAAGTGAACATAAGGATATTCGAGGAGACTTGTTATCTAGAATTACAAACGTAGATTTAGATGCTAGAAATAAAAAATACTTTAAAAAACATTTTAAAGATAAAACAGAAACTACAACAGTAACAAGCAAAACCGTTACTACAATATTACAAGAGAATCATAAATTGCCGTGTACAATTGACTACATGAGTTTGGATACAGAAGGTGCTGAACTAGAAGCGTTACAAGGTATAGACTTTAGTAAAATTACAATAAAGTTTATGACTATTGAACATGGTAATAGAAAAGGCATGATTGAAAAGTTAACGGATTACCTATCACCACATGGATACAAAGTACATAGAATCAATAAGTGGGATATAGAATTTGAGCATGAATAGTTGGGACGTATTTGATACACTAATTGCACGTAGGTTCTTTTATCCTAAAACAGTACATGAAGAAACTGCTAGACGTATTAACGATTCTAACTACGTTAAAAAACGTATACGTGCTGAAAAAGCAACTAAGAAAGACGAAGGCAACTTCGAAGACATCTATAAACTGTTACCTGAGTACGATCCACAAGTTGAATTACAAGTAGAACTTGAACACTTATTTCCAATAGTAGAAAATATAAACAAAGTCAAAGACGGTGACTTAATACTAAGTGACATGTATCTTAGTGCAGATGAAATTATGAAAATATTACGCAACTGCGGACTAACAAAAAATGTAGATATTATTGTTACTAGGTATGGTAAGCGTCACGGATACATTTGGGATAGTGTAAAACAGAAGTATAACATAGATACACACTATGGAGATAACGAACATAGCGATGTTAAAACTGCACAAGCAAACGGAGTTAATGGCGTCTTAGACACGCTTACACACTTCACAGAGCTTGAACAAATGGCATATGAAGTAGATCCACAACTAGCATGTTGGATGCGTAAAACTAGGTTATTATGTCCACATACAGGCGATGCAAAGAAGTATTGGATTGAGCAAGCAAACTTAAACTTGCCTGTACTAGCACTTGCTACACTAGAACTACCAGATAGAGATATTGCTTTTACATATAGAGACTGTTGTAATTGGCAACCGTTATACGAAGCAATGACTGGTAAGAAAAGTAAGATGCTTATTACTAGTAGGAAAATGTATTTAGAACCTAACGAACACTTTAAAGAATATATAGATAGAACGATTGATGCTAACACAACTATAGTAGATTTGCAAGGTGAAGGTAATAGCATTTATAAATTTTATAACCAAGCACCACCGCATACAATATACATAGGAGGAAAGACACTTCCTTACATTGATCGTCTTGTACCGTTTGCTACAAAGAGTTTAGAAAAACACAACTGCTATCAGTTTGGACCAGTAATTGATTGGGACGAAGATGGACCTATTAGAGGACCAAACGATCATCCTCAACAGATTGCAAAGATACAATATAATGCAATGGCTAGTGCAATTAGTATTTGTGATTTATTTAAACCTAAGCCTAACAAAGAACTATTGTTAAAGTTTGTTGAACGTATGCACAGTAAAGAATATGCAACAACAAATATTAAATGGGCAAAGTTTAATGAGCAAAAGAAATGAAAGGCGTAGCAGTAATAGGCGCAAGTAAGTCATCTGGAATACTAAAGCGTATGCTATACGCACATGGACATACATTTGATTTAAAAAGTTGTTTAGATTCTAACTATGCTGATTTTTATTTCCAAACAAATATCTTAAAACATTATGAAGGAAAGAAAGTAACTAGAGATGCATTTGAATTTATTGCACGTAGTGATAAACCTTCTATTGTAAACGAAAGTCCTATCTTTAGAGATTTACAAGGTAACAGTAAATTAACTAAATGGCACAGGCTTGCTTGGAATAGTTACTTTTATAATACTGGCACGTATCCAAAAGACTGTCCTAGTGACCGTTGGGAAATGATGCAAAAGGATTTTGATTTACAAATAAACCCTTGGGACGATAACGGCGATTATGTATTACTATGCTTACAGAAAATTGGTGATAGTAGTTTAAATCATTTGTATAAAAAATACAATACCGACACAGCCTGGCAAGCATACACCTTATGGTTAAAAGATACACTAGACGAAATACGTAGAAATACAGATAGAAAAATTGTAATACGCCCACACCCAAATAATATGCGACCACAAGTAAGATACTTTTCAGAGTTAGCAAGCAAATATACAAATGTGGTAATGAGTAGCAACTTTGAATACAACGGAAGTGTTACTATGGCACCCAGCGGTGGGCTTAAAAAGGACATTTTAGACTCAAAATGCGTTATAGTTTTTAGTAGTTTAACGGCAGTTGAGAGCATTTTTAATGGCAAACCAACGTATACATTAGACCCAAGTTCAGTAGCATCACCTATTGCTAGAAGCAATTTACATCATATTGAGACTGCTTGGCAACCCGTTGATAGACAACAATGGTTAAATGATATGAGTTATGCACAGTGGACAGGTGAAGAAATACAAAGAGGTGATCCTTGGCATACATTACATTCTTTATTTGAACAAGCCAAGACACAAAAGCATACACAAATCATGCAATAAATATCTACATGAACGTAGTATTAGTAACCGGCGGCTTTGATCCGCTACACTCAGGACACATAGAATATTTTATAGAAGCAAAGAAACTCGGCGACAAACTTGTTGTTGGTGTTAATACAGATGCTTGGTTAAAACGCAAGAAAGGTCGTCCGTTTATGCCCGGCGGCGAACGCATTTCAATTATAAAAAACTTATCAATGGTTGATCATTGTTTGTTATTTGGTGACGATGACGATAGTGCTATTGAAGCAATAAACAATGTTAGACTGTTATATCCTGATGCACATATCATATTTGCAAACGGCGGAGATAGAACATCTGAGAATATTCCAGAGATGGAAGCAGATGTAGAAAATATTTCTTTTAAATTCGGCGTAGGCGGAGAGAACAAAGCCAACAGTAGTAGTTGGATACTTGACGAGTGGAAAACACAAAAGACTGAACGTGATTGGGGCTATTGGCGTGTACTAGATGACAAGCCAGACAAAGGTTACAAAGTAAAAGAGCTTGTAATATATCCAGGTAAATCACTCAGTGATCAAAAACACTTTAAGCGTTCAGAAGAATGGAATGTGCTAGAAGGCACAGTTAAAATGGACACTGAATGGAATAGTATACAAAGTAGTATAATACTAGAACCAAAAAGTAGAACATTTCAAATTGGTAAACAAGTTTGGCATAAGGCAAGCAATCCTGGAACAGAGAACACTCATATACTAGAAGTACAATGGGGCGACTGTTATGAAGAAGATATAGAAAGAAGAGATTAATGAAAGTATTCATAGGCTACGAACCAAGAGAAGATATGGCTTATCAAGTGTGTAAACATAGCATACTAAAGCATCAACCCGATGCAGATGTACGTCCGCTAGTACAAAAAGAATTAAGACAAGCAGGATGGTACAAGCGTCCTGAAGATAAACTTGCATCAACAGAATTTACATTTACACGTTTCTTAGTACCAGAGCTTGCTAACTATAAAGGCTGGGCTTTGTTTATGGATTGTGATATGTTGCTTACAACAGACATTAAAGAATTATTTGATCAAGCAGATGACAAGTATGCTGTTATGTGTGTGCAACATGATTACACACCTAAAGAAGGTATTAAGATGGACGGACAAAAACAAACTATCTATCCACGCAAGAACTGGTCAAGTGTTGTGTTATGGAACTGTAGTCATCCTAGTAATAAAGTTGTTGACCAAGATCAAGTTAACAGTTTAGAATTAAATGGTGCATACTTTCATAGGTTTAGTTGGCTACAAGATGAAGAAATTGGCGAACTAGATCATACATGGAACTACTTAGTAGGTGTGTACGACGATATTGAAAAACCTAAATTAATTCATTTCACTGAAGGAGGTCCTTGGTTTGAAAACTATAGAGACTGTCAGTTTAATGAATTATGGAAACAAGAACTGTATGATATGTTTAAGTAAAAATAAAACAGATCAATATATAAACATGTTTGCTAAAAGTGCAAACTTGCCTATATACGACTATAGCGACTTTCCAGACGATGTCCCTATTGTAATACGTAGCATGGGCAAACGAAAACTTATACACGAATGTTGGAAGAACAAAAGAGACTTTTACTATATGGATAGTGGTTATGTAGGAAACTACAAGTCATCAATAAATCCAAACGGTTGGAAACAATGGCATCGTATAGTAAAGAATGATGTACAACACAACGAAATAATAGACAGACCAAACGACAGATGGAACCGACTACAACAAGCAATACACAAACCTAAGAAAGGTGGCGCACATATATTACTTGTTACACCTAGTGAAAAGCCTTGTAAGTTTTATGGTATTGATAGAGATCAATGGGTCAAAGATACTGTTAACGAAATAGAAAAGCATACAGATAGAACTATTATAATTAGAGACAAAGCACCACGCCAAAGTCGTATAGACAAAACTATATATGATGACTTAGACAACTGTCATGCAATGGTTACATATCAAAGCATAGCGGCAGTAGAAAGTGTGTTATATGGCGTCTCAGCGTTTACTACAGCGCCTACAGCGGCTGATCCAGTGTGCGATAAGGATATTAGTCGTATTGAAAGTCCAACACAACAAGACTCGCATAAAGTATATAAATGGGCATGTCACTTAGCATACGGACAATTCCATAATGAAGAATTACAAAACGGTACAGCACATAGAATAATAAAGGGCCTAGTATGAAATTAAAATTTGTTACAAGTATATCAAAAAACTATTGGAAAGGCGTTGGCAAGCATTGTATTAGCACATGGGACTTGCCCGGCAAAGTAGAAATATATATTGACCAACACGAAGGTGATGTTGAATGGTTTAATGAATTGCCTTTTAACAAAAGATTGTTACATGTACCTGCATTAGATGTTGACAGCGAGTTTGATGTTAATACTAAAATAAGAAAGTTCTGGGGTAAAAGTGTAGCACAAATACATGCTATAAAAAATAGACAAGAGGACGAAAGAATAATTTGGTTAGACGCAGACATAGAACAAATGCGTAAAGTGCCTGAAGAAGCATTTAGTTTTCCATTTATAAATCCAGTTGCTATGATGCAAAGTAATAATTCACACCCTGACTGTTACGAATCAGGACTTGTATTGTTTAATGAAGAATATGAAAAATTAACATTATGGTCAAACAAGTATTGGGCATTTTGGAATGATCAAAACAAACTAGAAAGTTTACACAAACCTTATGATGCTATTGTACTTGGTAACTTTGCTAAAGGTGAAAAAGCAGGCTTCTTAAATTTATGTGACGATGTATGTGAAAATGTAAATGCATTAGAAAATACACGCTTTAGTTTATATTTCAAACATCATATTAATAAAACTAATAAAGACAAACTTAAACATACATTGGCATCAACATGAAATCTGTAAGAATTTACTACGCAGGTATTCCCGCACATAATAAAAATTTAGAAAAAAGACAAGTTCTAACAAGTTTCCATAATGGCGTAGGCACTGATGGAGAAAGTTTAGAAATTCAAACACCTAACTGGGAACCAAGTGACTTAGGTGTTATACAAGGATGGGTACATGCAAATAGCGGTAGTACTCCACACTTAATGTTTCGCAGACAAGTAATACAACAACAAAAACTTATTGGCAAACATACACTTGCTATTGATAGTAATTTATTCTTATATAGAGATCCAGGTAATACTAAACAGTATCTACGTTTTAGTTTAGATGATGTATTTCCAACCACAGGTAATTACTTTACAGATAATGTAGACCCTACACGCTGGCAACAATTAAAACGCAACTTAGGTTTTGATTTGCAACCGTGGACTAACAAAGGCAAGCACATACTATTATGTTTACAACGCAACGGCGGTTGGAGCATGGGCGGATATGACGTAATGGATTGGTGTAATAAAACTATTAAAGAAATACAACAACACACTGATAGAGATATTATAGTTAGAGCGCACCCTGGAGATAAGAAAGCAAAACAATACTTGACTTTGAACTATCCAGGTGTTAAGATAAGCACAGCACCGTCTATATTAGACGATTTTAGAAAATGCTGGGCAGTAGTTACATACAACAGTAGCCCAGGCGTAGCGGCGGCGATAGAGGGTATTCCTGTGTTTATAACAGACCCTAATGCTAAAGTTAGTCAAGCATATGATGTAGGCAATACAGATTTAAGTCAACTAGACAATCCAATACGTCCTGAAAGACAACAGTGGATTGAAAAACTAGCAATGAGTCATTTTAATTTTGCAGATTTAGAAAAAGGAACTGCATGGAATATTATTAAGGAGTACCTATGAAATACGCAGGTATAACTAGTATGAATCAATCATATTATGATCGTTGTGGTTCTAATATGTTGAATACGTTTAAGAAACATTGGTCACACTTAATAAAATTACATGTTTATAATGAAGATAACTTCTCATTAAATGATGATACGTTTATTGAAATGGGTTGGGACTTAGGCGATGCATACGAATCATTTCAAGCAAGACATAAAAATAAAAGAGTAAAAACATTTGCTAAAAAAGGCTTTAGTATTATACATGCTATGGATAACATTGACGCTGATAGAATTATTTGGATTGATGCAGATACAATAATTAAGAAGCCTTTTGACCTAGCAGTGTTTGGAAATATTACACAAGATAAGTTTTTAAGTTCGCATTTACAAGTATGGCATAACAAAAATGACATTGACTATTATAGTTGTGAAACAGGATTCTTTGTTTTAAATACAAGACACAAAGGCTACAAAGAGTTTTGTGATACATACAAAGACATTTATTATAATGATAAACGTGAAGGTATGCGTAGATTTTATGATGGAGAAATTTACGGTAAAACTGTACAAGCAATGCACAGTAGAAACTTTAAAATGTATAATATGACATACGGGGATCGTGTAAAAACACCTGTGCCTAGAAGTCCATTAGCACCATTTATTGAACACAATAAAGCAGGATTAAAAGAACGTATTGACTACGACTTAGTCCAATAGTCTTCTTTTCTATTAACCATTATATCTGTACGTTTGCTCTTACCAGCAGTTTTACGATCACCTTTCATGTGATCCATCCATCTACCTAGTTCAGTATTAATTAAAGGATGTCCGCCGCCACCTGTACGTGCTTCACGCATATACATAGTAGCACTATAGTCAAATGCATTAGCATCAAATTCTTTATAATGTTTTAGTATGTGTCCAAACACATAACTGTCGTGCCATTCTTCTAATTCAAAAATGCCGTTGTCTGCATCTTCGTACATACGTTCAAACTCTTTAAGGAACTCGTGACACACTGGATGATTTAAGTTCATACCATAAAAGCCGCACTCGGGCCATGTCTGTGATCCTTTGCCTCTACCTACATATGTAATGTAAGCATTGTTAGGTAGTAAGCGAGCAAAGTCTTTGTGCTTCCAAGGACTGTGAATAAATGTATCTGCGTCCATCCATACACACCAACCTTTGCTACGTTCACACGCATCAAACACTGCATAAGTTTTGTTAGCAAAACGTATAGCGTCCCACTTAAACTTCTTTTGCCAATCTCTTGGTCTACGTGCTTTAATATCATCTGGAGGAATACCATTTGCTTTGTCTACGTTACCCCAACGCTGTTTAAATTTTACAAGTTTAGGTAACTCTTTAGTTGCATCTAATATTGTAATTTGTTCTGGATTAGGATTAACAGGATTACAATCTTCTGCATATACTAGCAGTTTGATCTTATCACTTACGTTCTCAGCAAATGAATCTATCATACGCTGTCCATATAATTTTAAACCCGGACGGTGAAACGTTGTAACCACAGTTATGTCTGACATTATACTCTCTCTTGTAAATAGCTTATAGGAATATTTAACTTATGAGATTCAGTTTATGGACACAATATGGCGCACAGAATAGCAGATCGGTTTTTGATGCCTTTGCTCACAGCCTTGTGGTTGCTGGGCATGACGTTTTGTATAATACTAGTGGTTGTGACGTTGACGTCATTTGGAGTGTTCTTTGGAGTGGTAGAATGGCTCCAAACGAAAATATCTGGAAGCAAGCAGTACAACAATCGAAACCGATAATAGTTTTAGAGGTCGGCGGCATAAGTAGAGGTACAACATGGAAGGTTGGACTCAATGGCATTAATAGGGACGCTTACTTTGGCCCTAGTAGCACAGATAGCAATCGTGCTAACAGTTTTAACATCAAGTTAAAAGACTGGAACTATAACGGCGAATACATTTTACTATGTGGGCAACACGACAAAAGCCTGCAATGGGCAAACATGCCTCCAATGTCTCGCTGGGTACACGACACAATAACATTCATAAGAGCGCAAACGAAACGTCCTATCATATTTAGGCCTCATCCTAGATGCAGACTTGAAGCAATTGAAAGAGACTTCAAAGATGTAATAAGACAAGAACCGCGACAAATACTAGGTTCATATGACGACTTCGATATGAAGTTTGATAACATATGGGCTACTATAAGCTGGTCAAGCAATCCAGGCATACACAGTATTATTAATGGTGTACCTGCATTTACAGGACCTAGCAGTCTAGCATTTGATGTTGCTGATCAAAACTTTCGCAACATAGAGAATCCTCTTTATCCAGATAGAACTAAATGGGTCAACGACTATGCTTGGACAGAATTTACTTTAGAAGAAATATCTCAAGGAATACCACTTAAACGCTTGACTTCTAAGCTAACATAGCGTATACTAACACTATGGAAACATTAGAAGATTGCATAGAACATCTTGTCGGAATACAGTCAAGAGAAACAGATAAGTTTGATATAGACAGTAGCGACTATAACTTACTTACTAGCCTCGCCCGCCAGACTTTCAAAGGCACAGCATATACAGATAGGCAAGCAGAACTTGCCAAACAAAAACTGTTGCAATATAAAGATCAGTTTGATGCTAACGGATATAACATTGATGATTCTTATAGTAATTTAAGAATGCCGTTACGTTCAATAGATAGAAGTCGTTGGGTTAAAGTATTTGACGAAGAACATTTAATTTCAGATGAAGAAGGACCTTGGATAGGTGTAAGATTTATTTTTCAAAAGAAACTAATAACTGCTATTGAAAGAATGAATAAGTTTCTAGGCGAAGGCTTATACGACAAAGTAGAAAAGATACACTACTTTAAATTTAATGAAAACACATGCTACGAAATAATTAATACATTTAATGAAAACAACAACTTTGAAGTTGAGGATCAGTTACTAGAATATTATGAGAAGTTATTAGAAATGAAAAAAAATCAAGACAAATACGTACCGGGAATATATTCGTTTAAACTAAAAAATTTACATGAGAAAAGTTTTAACTTTGCTATTAGCAGTATAGGCGAACCTAATATAGATAACCTATGTAACTATTACGACAAAAAAGATCAGTTTGGATTAGAACATTTTGATCAAGAAGAGTTACAACAAAGTTTAAAATCATTAACTCCGCTTGCACAAAAAGTAGTAAACAGAAGTCAAGCAAGTATATTTGTAAACAATAAAGAACACACTGTTAACAATCTTGCTGAAGTAGTATTAGAGTTATATAGATTTCCGTTAGTTATTGTACTACATGAAGATACTTGCTACGATCATTTAACACAATTTAATAAGGCCTTTCAAAATATTATACCTAGCGAACGCATGTCTGTAATGTTTAGATTAGATAATACTTCAGAAGGAAAACCGTTTAACGAATACATTAAACAACACAATCTTAATAATGTGGTTGACAAAGACACAAAAATAGTGTATATTAGTAGTAATAAAATACCGAAACCACTTTTAAAAAGTGAATGGTTTCCTAGCGCGGCTATAACAACATTTGCTGGAAAAGCATATGGTGATGCAAAAACTAGTACATACATAGGAGAATTAGATTTGATAATACATTATGACAATCAGCTTAGTCCTTTTATGAGAAAAATTGAGACGATATAAATGGCAACATGTAGACTAATTATTGAAGATGAAGTAAACATTAAACTAGAAGGACTAGAAGTTGACGTACGAAGGAAGCTCGCGAATGCTCTCAAGTTTGAAGTGCCTTACGCAAAGTACATGCCACAATATAAACTTGGTCGCTGGGATGGAAAAGTTGCTTTCTTTGGTATTGGTGGTACTGGTTATGTCAATCATCTTGACGTTGTTAGTCAAGTTCTACAAAAGAATAATGTTGAAATAATAGATATTCAAGACAATAGACATCCTATACAATTAGACTTTACGCCAGTAACAGAACGTTATTGGGCTGATCAAAATGTACGTTGGCCAAAAGGTCATCCAGCAGAAGGCGAAGAGATTATTCTACGTGACTATCAAGTAGAGTCAATTAATAACTTTTTAAAACATCCACAGAGCTTGCAACAGATTGCTACTGGTGCAGGTAAAACAATTACTACAGCAACACTTTCACATATAACTGAGCCGTATGGACGTAGTCTTATTATTGTGCCTAACAAGA